CCAACCAAAAGCGATATTGACGCTTTAGCTCAAAATGTAGCCAACGAATTAAACGAAGGCACTATTAAGCCGGAAGATGTAGCCGTAAAGGTTGCAGTAGTCGAGGCTTTTGCAAAACAATTAAGAGCAAAAAGCGAGGAGTATATAATCGACTTCTTAGACAAATGCCCAAAGGGCAAGTATGACCATTTAGGGGCTAATTTAGCGCTTAAAGACAGTCAAACCTATGACTATGCCGCCTATTCCGAAAAATGGGCGGAATTACAGACTAAAATCGAATTATTAAAAGCTGAGCAAAAAGAAATAGAAGATAACGGCAAAAAGTTTGAAAGAGGTCAAATTCCATTAAAATCTTACAAACAATCTTATACAATCAACTTAAATAAATAAAAAAATGGTAGTAATTTCAATCGCACAAGAGGACATTCATTGGAAGCCGGTGCAAACAAAAACAGGTATTAAGCATTATGCAACTTTGGTAGTTGATAAACGCAAAGAAAAAGACCAATACCAAAATACTCATACCGTTAGCAATAGTCAAACTGCGGAAGAAAGAGCAGAAAAGGCTAAAAAGAAATATTGCGGGAATGGTAAGGAGTATAGTTTTGAGAAAAAAGAATATTCAAACCAGCAAGAACACGAAGATAAAGACCTTCCGTTCTAAAATAAACCAACTATGAAAACACAAAAACAACAAATTCTATCCTATTTAGAAAAAGGGAAGGCAATTACCCCTATTCAGGCATTATCAAAGTTTGGGTGCTTCCGTTTATCGGCAAGAATTTCAGACCTAAGAAATGATGGTTTAAACATTGCAACTAAATATGTAACTATAAAAGGCAAAACTTTTGCAAGTTATTCGATTATTTAGTTTATTTTTGCTAAAAGGATGTAGGATATCCTCGTTAAAACTTATTGGCTCAAAGCTGAACCCCTAATCCTACTGGGGGGAATGCCGAGAGCCTTTTTTATTATGAAAAACAAGTCATATTATTTTAGCCACGATTATAATGCGGCTAATGACACAAAAGTCCTTTTTTTAAGGCATCAATTAGGAATGGAAGGATACGGGATTTATTGGTTTTTAATTGAAAGATTAGCCGAAGCCGGAGGCAAAATGCCTTTAGAGCTTATTCCAATTCTTAGTATGCAAATGCAATCAACGGATGTTAAAGTTAAAGGTGTAATAACCCAATTTGACCTTTTTACTATCGAAGAAGGGGAATTTTGGTCCGAAAGGCTTCAAGAGCATTTAGGTTTAAGGGAAAAATTAAGCCAAAGCGGTAAAAATGGGGCAGCTAATAGGTGGGCTAATGGGGGGGCTATTGGGGAGGCTAATGCAAATAAAAGAAAAGAAAAAGAAATAAAAGTAAAAGAAAGTAAAATAAAAGAAATAAAAGAAAAGGAAATAAATATAGATTTTGAATGGTTTTGGGATTTTTACGATAAAAGGGTTGGTAATAAAGAAAAATTAAAAAAGAAGTGGGAAAATTTAAACGATGAAGAAAGGCAAAAAGCGATGAATTTTATCGAAATTTACAAAATAGCAAGACCGGACAAACAATTTAGACAAAACCCTGAAACATTTTTAAACAACAAATCTTGGAACGATGAAGTCATTAGCAATAACCAACAACCAAAGGTCGCTGCAAAAATTACCGACCAACAGCTACACGAAGCCTTTATTAAACGCAATAGTGAGTGGAAATAATGGCGGAGTTTACAATGAAATGTGCCGGTATAAAGAAAAAGGCGAAGCATTGCCTTTAAGGGTCATAGAATTGGTTCCTGTTTCAGAAAGAATACCGGCTTTAAAAGAAATATACGGAACGGATAAAATAGCCGCAGTATTAAGCAAACAAATTACCCGAACATTAAATAATTTTAATTTAAGAGTTGGGATGACTCCGGAACAGGTTGCCGATTTATCATATGCAATTTTAGATGAAGCCGAAAGCGACCAATTAGCTATTCAAGATATTCTTTTGTTTTTAGATGGATTACCTAAATTCAAATACGGGAAAGTTTATGACCGAATGGATATGCCTACATTTTTTGAGATGTTAGAAAAATACCGAGAAGAAAGGCATCAGGCTTATATAAACGGCAAAGAGGAAGCACACGCACAATTTAAAGCAATGGGCGATAGCAACCGAACAAGTCAGGATATAGACAAAGAAGCTAATAGAAACGCAATGGCTAACTATTTAAAAACAAAATAAAATATTGCCCTCACAAATCATTAATTAACAAAACAAGGGTGTTCGTGTTATCAAGGTGGGGGCATTTTTTAAATTATGAGCGAAAAATTATATCAACACATTTGCAAAAAGTACCCTAATATAGAATATAACGGGGAAGATTTAAACCTTAACAATATTTATTCAAATGCTATTGCAGAAATATGGAGCGATAAAAAAAACTATCCAAGCGTAAAACATATTTGCAAGAAAGTAAATTTAAGCGAAAGACAGGTTTATAGATTGGCACAAAAGATAGGATTAGAGTCAAGAGTATATTATAAAAACAAATAACCTATGAAAGAGTTAGTATGGTATCCAAGTTCAATAACGATTATTGTTTATGGAAAAAAATATAAAAACTATAAACCTAATATGACATTGTTTGATGTATCAATTGAAATGATAAGATTAAAAAAAGCATTAAATCAAGACAAAGAACTTTTAAACTAAAACAAATAAACTATGAAAACTGCATTAACAGAATGGTTTGATGAATTAAAGGCAAATTATCCTTATATGGCTAATGAAATATTTGATAAAGGATTTAATAAATATCTTGAAAAAGAAAAAGAGCAGATACAAAAAGCATTTTCTGATGGTCAAGAAACACCTATAAACCATCCTACTCTACCACATTATAGTAGAGATGAGTATTACAATGACAATTATAACCAAAACAAATAACCTATGAAAACAGCAATGCAAGAATTAATTGACAATTTAGAATCTATTGATATTAACGTTCCAAATGGAGTTAAATTAATATTCATTGAAAAAGAAAAAGAGCAGATGTTTTATTTAATAAGATTTATGCGAACAAATGATAAAATGGGTAAAAGCGTAGAAGATTTATATAATGAATTTATAAAGCAATAACAATGAGAAAAATATTAGATTATTTAAAATTTATATTTATTAGCATTCCTTTATGTATATGCTTATTAGTAGTTATTTACACAATATCATTTAGTAAAAGTTTATGGAAATAATATTAATCATATTACTTTGGGAACTGTTTAAAGAATTAATAAAAAGAATAATTAAAAGCCAATTATGACACCAAAAGAAAAAGCAACGGACTTAATAGATAGTTATTATGTTCTTTTAGATGGATTTGTACCATTTGAAAAAGTACAACAATGTGCATTAATAGCAGTAGATGAAATTTTGCAATCTTTAGGATATAAAAAATTAAGTGACTCCCCATACACAACATTAGAAGCAAGGCAATATTATGTACAAGTTAAAGAAGAAATAAAAGCATTATGAGTTCGGAAATTAAAGGATTAGAGAACGCAAGAGCAATAAAAATGATAGATATAGAAACAAAAGAAGCAACGGAATTTAGGTCAATAGCTTATGCAGTTAGAGTAACAGGAGTGCCGGAATATTCAATAAGAATGGGTTTAAATCCTTTACAAAAGAAACGATTTGAGGTAAATGGTCGCAAAGTATGCTTTCGAGTCGCTAAATAACATATTTTTGCATTATGGCATTAATAACAATTCCTAAATTAACGGCAAAGGCTCAACATATATTTAACCGATATATTAGATACCGAGATAACGAAGAAGGATTTTTTACTTGCATTAGTTGTGGTCAAGTAAAAGGACACGAAGTTATGGATGCAGGGCATTATGTTCCTGTAAAGAATGGGTCAGCCTTAAGGTTTAACGAATACAACGTAAACGGAGAGTGCAAAGGTTGTAATGGGTTTGACCAATTCCATTTAATAGGCTATCGCAGAAACCTAATCGACAAAATTGGCTTAGATATGGTTGAATGGCTTGAAGCAAATGCAAGAGTAACTAAGAAATGGTCAAGAAGCGAATTGGAAGAAATAATTGAAAAATATAAATAACATATACGAAACAATAAAAGAAGTAAAGCCAGTAAACGGATATTTTGGCTACACTTTTGTAATTGAGGGAATAAATCATTTCGTATATGGAGAAACTAAAGAAGAAGCCTTTAACTTTGTGGCTGATTATATAAAAGAATATTATGGCAAAATTAAGCAGTAACGGCAAGGTTAGCTTCGGCAAAAAGAAAAAAAACAACGCTAAAAAATCATATAATAAACATAGTCCTAAACCTAAAAAATATAGAGGTCAGGGCAGATAAAATTAACCTATGAAAATAACACAAATTAAACCCAACCCAAACAATCCAAGAATTATTAAGGATAGCAAGTTTAAACAACTTGTTAAATCAATTCAGGACTTTCCGCAAATGCTTGAGCTAAGACCTATTGTTATAGATGAAAACTGTGTAGTATTAGGCGGAAATATGCGATTAAAGGCTTGTATTGAAGCCGGATTAACCGATGTGCCGGTTAAAGTTGCTAAAGGATTATCAGAGGAACAACAACGAGAATTTATTGTTAAAGACAATGTAGGCTATGGAGAATGGGATTGGGATTTATTGGCAAACGAATGGGATAGCGAACTATTATCAGAATGGGGTTTAGATGTTCCTGTTTTTCATTTAGATAATGATGAAGAGCCTGAAATTGACAAGGACTTATTAGGAAATGCCCTTGATAAATACCTAAATAACAATATAAAGCAAATCGTTCTTTATTTTGAGAATGAAAATTTTGAACCAACAATGCGCAGATTAGATGCGATTGCAAAGGCAAATGACCTTGAAGATAATAGCCAAGTTCTTTTATTGTTGCTTGAAAAATACGAAAAATAATGAAGATATTTTTAATGTATTATGATAGATACGAAACCGCTACAACTTCAAAAATGATTGATATTGAGCATTTTGTTTTATGCCATAATAATAAAGATAAATTTAATTGCATTGGTCCAAAAGGAACTTTGATTGAAACAAATCAGCCAAAAGGAATACAAAACAATTTTAATTTTGGCTTGGATATGCTCGAATATGATGAGTGGGGAATATTTATGAGCGATGATTGCATAGGTGCAAAAAAAATAAAAGATAGCAAGTTTGTTGAATGTGATACAATGTTTCCAATTAATGAGCTTATAAATATTATACCAATAGCCGAACAGAGCGGTATTAAATTAATAGGGCTAAACAATACCGGCAATTCCTTTTATTTTAAAAATAATTTTTCATATTCAGGTTTAGTTGATGGTAGATGCTTTGCAATTAAAAAAACTTCATTTAGATTCCATAATGAAATAAATACAATACCGGACTATTACGCTACCATATATCACAAAAAAAAATACAAGTATAATTTAATTATAAACTATACTTTTTTAGACTTTAAAAGATATGAAAAAGGCGGACTTGGAAGTATTAATGAAAGAATAGATGATAAAATAAAGGATATTAATATTATAAAGGCATTATATCCAAGAAGCATTGAAATAAAAGAAAAGCCAAATCACCCATCGGGAAGTCATATAATAATAAAAAAATGAAAATATTAGAAATCAAACCGAAGCAAGTTGAGCTATCTCAATTTAAAAAAAGAACTGCATTAGATTCTGATGCTGAGCAACTTATAAACTATGATTGTTTAATTACTGAAAATGGTATTCCAAGAATATTATATGTTAAATTAAAAAACGATACCGATGCTTTAAGATGGGCAGTAAAAAATATTAAATATACAACCGGAGTTCGCTCAAGAGGATTAAAAAGCCAATCGGCAATTTTTGGATATAGACCAAAGGTTACTATGAGGCAAGACTTTTGCAGCTCAACAAGTATGATTAATAATTTTCCAAAGCAGCACTATTTTATTACAGAATACGCTAAAAAGCTAACAGAATATTATAGGCAATATTTTCCTGAAATATTTGAAATTCACGAAAACATTGTTAAAGAAAAAATATTAGGGGAATGGATGATAGATGGCACTCCATTTACAAGTGGTATCGTAAATAAAGATAATCCTTTAAAATACCATCACGACGCCGGAAATTTTAAAGGGGTATTGTCAAATATGGTTGCCTTTAAAAAAGGTATGAAAGGAGGGAGGCTTGTTTTTCCTGAATATAATATTAAGCTTTAAATAGATGATAATACCCTATCAGTTTTTGATGGCCAAAGTATTTTACACGGAGTAACTAACTTTGAAAAAGAAAATGAAGAGGCATATCGATATACAATAGTATATTATTCGCTTGAGCAAATGTGGAGATGTGATTCGGTTAATGAGGAGTTAAATAGAATTAGAAAAAAGAAAAAAGAGAGAGAATTTAAAAGATTAGACCCAGAGCATTTAAAAACTTTAGTTAAAAGAAAGCAAAGCCTTGATACCGCTTCTGACAAGGAATATAATGCACACTTTAATAATAAAAAAGATGAATAACGAAAATTTAGTTCCATTTCAAAAAGGCAAATCAGGCAATCCTGCCGGCCGACCAAAAGGAATACCAAATAGCAAAACAAGACTTTTGAGATTATTGGAATTGGTTACAACAACCAAAAACCCTGTTACCGGCGAAATGGAAGAATTTTCTATTGCCGAGCAATTGGATATGAAGATAATAGCAAAGGCTATGAAAGGCGATATTAGAGCATATCAAGAGTTATTGGATAGACTTGAGGGAAAATCAAAGCAAACTACCGATATTAATGCAAATATTCAAGGGAACATTCAAATAGTAATAGAACCTGATGCAAATTGCGAACCAATTAAAAATTAAAGTTACTCCCGTATTTTATGCTAACAAAAAAGCATATGAGGAAGGATATCCTGTTATTTGCAACGAGGGTGGCACTCGTTCAAGCAAGTCGTATTCAGTTGTTCAGCTTTTAGTATGGATTGCTTTATCAACTGAAAGAATTAGAATTTCAATAGTATCGCATTCGCTTCCGCACATTAAAAGAGGGGTTTACAGGGATTTTAGAAAAATAATGGAAGATTGGCAGCTATGGGATGAAAAAAAGTTTAGCTATTCCGATTTTATATTTACGTTTGATAATGGTTCTTATATTGAATTATTTGGATTAGAAGACGAAGGCAAAGCACGTGGACCGGCAAGAGATATTTTATTTATAAACGAAGCCAACCTAATTAAAAAAACCCTATACGACCAATTGTTAATGAGAACAACAGGTCAAACCTTTTTGGATTGGAACCCTGCCGATTTTGTATCTTGGGTTTACGAGGTAGCCGATGAGCCTAAAAACAAAAGAATACACTCAACATATTTAAACAACATATCTAACTTGACGGAAAGTCAAATAAAAAATATTGAGCAATACAAGGATTTGCCCGATGACTTTATGTGGAAGGTTTATGGATTAGGCGAAAGAGGAGCAGCAAAAGAATTAATTTATACGCAATGGAAGCAATATGATGAAGCACCAAGCGGAGATGTGTTCTATGGATTAGACTTTGGATATGTACACCCCGCAGTTTTAGTTAAAGTAACTCATCACGAAGGGCAGAATTATTTTGAAGAGATTATTTATCAAAGCGGTTTAACGCTATCCGACTTGACAAGATTAATAAAGGAAAAAATACCTGACAGAGCAACAATTTACGCAGATGCTGCCGAACCAAAATCAATTGAGGAACTTTATAGGCAAGGATTTAATATTAAACCTGCTCAAAAAGATGTATGGGCGGGTATTGTTAAAATGAAATCATATCCTATAAATATTCATTACAATAGTCAAAATTTGAAGCGTGAATTTATGTCTTATAAGTGGAAGAAGGATAAAAACGACAATGTAATAGAAGAACCTGTTAAGGCAAATGATGATGCTATGGATGCTTGTAGGTATGCAGTATTTACTCATTTAACTGCTCCTAAATTTCAGGTGGCAGTTTGGTAGCATATTTTTACTAACTTTGAACTTAAATGTACATATATGGGATTATTTGATTTTCTATTAAAAGCAAAATCACCGGCATCCAAACCTTTACAATCAGTTTTACCTTCTCGTGGACCATTAGGTTCAATGGTAAGCATTGAAAGGGGTATCGTAACTTGGCAAGGAGCTGATGCTCAAAGCTACGTTAATGATGGATATGTTGGAAATGATATTGTTTACTCTATTGTAAGATTAATTAGTGAAAAAGCAAAGATTGCTCCATTTCACGTTTATAAAGAAATAGACCCCGTAGCTGCAAAAAGATATAAGGCTTTAATGGCAAGTCCAGACAAGATTGAGAATTGGAAAGAGATAAAAGACTTACATAAAAAAGCGTTTGAAATATATGAAGGCGATACTCGCTTAAATGAATTATTACAGTTCCCTAACGAAGAAGATACTTGGTCCGATTTAGTTGAACAATGGTGTGCGTTTAAATTAATAACAGGAAATTCTTTTATTTATGGAAAACTTATTGAAGCAGGAGCAAACAAAGACAAGCCATTTCAACTCTACGCACTCCCAAGCCAGTTTATGGCAATTAAAGCAGATGTTGAGGTATTCCCTCCAACAAGGGTGGGATATCAATTATACTATGGTAAATTATGGAGTTTTGATACAAAAGAAATCCTTCACGACAAATACTTCAATCCACAATGGAATATTACCGGAAATCAGCTCTACGGACAATCTCCATTAAAGGCAGCTTCACGAACTTTAACACGTTCAAACGAAGCTAAGACTGCGGCGGTTTCTGCATTCCAAAATGGTGGACCTGCGGGAGTATTGTTTATGAATGACGACAGATTTGATCCAATAAGTGGTGGTGACCAAGCGGCAGCTTTAAAGAAATCAGTTAGCGAAAAAGCCGGAAGCCAAAACTTTAACCAAATAGCAGTTTCAGGTTATAAAGTAGATTGGAAAGAAATCGGGTTAAGTCCTGTTGAATTAGGAATTATTGAAAGTGAGAAATGGGATATGGTGGCTTTATGTAATATTTACGGAGTACCGGCACAACTTTTAAACGATTCTACTAATAAGACTTACAACAATCAAATGGAAGGAGAAAAAGCATTAACGACTCGTTGTGCTATTCCTTTATTGATTTCATTAAGAGATAACTTTAATCGTAAAATACATACTGATTGGGGTTATAAAGGAGAAAATGTTTATATAGATTTTGACTTATCAGTTTATAGAGAATTAGATGCTAATAAAAACGACCAAGTTTCTTGGTTGGCAAATGCTTGGTGGCTTACTCCAAAACAAAAGTATGAGCAAATGGGTATTGAAATACCTGATTATGTGGACCAGGCAGAACTTGAAAAGTTGTACGTACCAAATAATTTAACTCCTACGGATGAGTTCATTCCTATTCAAGCACCAAAAAATTTAGAAGAACTTTTAAATAATAAATAAATGAAAGATTTAGAAAAGCAAATAAGCCAATTAGAAGCAGAATTTAAAAATTTAACTGCTGAAAAGGCTTTTGATGATATTGAAATGAATGAGCCTATCGAGCAAGTAGAGCCAACAAACGAACCAAACGAAGGCACTCCTCAAGATAACTTTGCAGATTTTGTAAGTTATTTAAAATCATCATTTGAGCAATCAATTGTATGGCATCATCAAACAACTTCTTATTCAGTTCATAAAGCGTTAAATAATTTCTACGATGAAGTTTTAGAATTAATTGATGGTTTAGTAGAAAGCACTTCAGGAATCTATGGCAGACCTACTGATTATGTAGTTGCTCCACCAATGAACTACGAAAGTCCTGAACAAGTAACTGCATACTTCCAAGCGTGTTATGCAGAAATACAAGAGGATAGAAAAGATATTTACCAAGAAACTTGGATTCAAAATCAAGTAGATGAGATTGCTCAATTGTTCGCAGAAACAATCTATTTACTTTCATTAAATAAATAATGAACTCCCAATACAAGAAATTGTATACTCAAGGATTAAAAACTTATTCTCCTCAATTCAAAAAAGAATTGCAAAAACAGGTGGATGAGTTTTGTCGTACCCAAGATTTAAACGCAATCTCAAGCAAAGGCTTAAAAAAGACACTTTACTCGCTTCATATAGCAATGGGTACTAAAACGGCTGAAATGTCCTACAAAAGCCTAAAAAAGACCAAGAATGCCATTTTAGTAATAGAGCAAAAGGGTTGGCTTACTGATTTATGGCAAAATGTTATCACTCGTTACCTGGACCTTAAAGGATTAAGTCAATTAGTCGAAGAAATAACGAATACAACAAAAGAACAAATCCAAAGATTTTTAAAAAAAGGTATTTTAGAAGGGAAGCCATTGCAACAAACAATTAAAGAATTAAAGCAATCAGGAATAACCAACTATCGTGCCGAATTAATAGCAAGAACTGAAACCGGCAGAGCTGCCAATGTAGGTTCAATGATTGGTGCAGTTAGTACAGGATTAAAAACAAATAAGATTTGGATTTCAACTTTAGATGCAAGAACAAGAAGAATACCACCGGATAAAACCGACCATTTGCATATGAACTTAGTTAAAGTGCCTATGGATGAAAGATTTGAAGTATTTGGAGTTGATGGTACTGAATTAATGCTTCATCCTTGCGACCCTACGGCTTCGGCGGCTAATACTTGTAATTGTCGTTGCACAATCGGATATAAAGTTGTAAAAAATAACAACGGAGATTATATAACTTATCAAGATGAACCGCCTCAAGGAGATGTTGGGCAGATATGGAGATTATTAACCGATTCACACAACAACGATATTTATACTCATATCATTCAAGCATTACAATAAAAATAATAACTTTGTTCTATGAGCAAAATTCAATTAAAAGATATTAACGATTCAATACTTGACGTATCTCCTAAAACAAGAACAGTAAAGGCAGTATGGTCAAGAATGAACAATATTGATTTAGACGGCGATATTATCGTACCTGAAGCATTCACTAAAACAATCCAAGAGCGTGGACCAAAGGCAAAGAATATGATTTTTTCTTTGATTGACCACAAAGCAGATATGCACCACGTTATAGGAAAGCCAAGTGAACTTTATGTAGATGGCGATAAGTTAGTAGCAGTTACTCAAATAGTTCCTACTCACGCTGGAGAAGATATTATTAAACTTTATGATGCGGGTTTAATCAATCAGCACTCAATTGGATTTTCTACAATCAAATCTAACGAAGCTAAAAACGGAATTAGAACGATTAGCGAATTAAAACTTTACGAAGGTTCGGCAGTTCTTTGGGGTGCAAATACAGAAACTCCAACTTTAGGATTTAAAAGTGAGGAATCATTATCTTTGCGTTTAGATGCTCTTTTGAAAGCAATTAGCAATGGTAAATATACCGATGCTACATTCAAATCATTAGAGTTAGAAATAAAGAGAATACAAGATATTCTAACCAACAACACTCAACCCGCAACCGCAGTTGAGCCGGTAGTTAGTGAGAATGCGGAAGTTCTCAAAGCAATTAAACAATTTAATAATCTATTTAAAAAGTAAAAATGGAAAATTTAGAATTAATCAATGAAATGGCTGAGAACGTAAAAGGCTTAAAGGCTGACGTTACTGCTAACATTGACGCTGTAAAAAGCGAAATCAAAGTCGTAAAAGATGAAATGCAAAAGCAATTTGATGCTGCAACTGCTGCTCAAAAGAAAGCTGCTTCAACTGAAGCAAAATCTCTTTCTCAATTAGTAGAAGAGAAAATGGAAGGTCGTATGGAAGAAGCTGAACAAACTTTGAAAAAAGGTGGTAAGTTCCGTTTGGAAATGCCTGAAGCTAAGACAATGACAATCGCAGGTAACGTAACTGGCGACCCTGTAATGACTTACTCTCCAAGACAAGCGTTACAACCAGCTCAATTAGTAAACTTCCGTGATTTAGTGCCTACTGTACGTTCTGCAACAGGTCTTTACACTTTCTTCAAAGAAAACACAGGAGAAACTAATAACATCGCTATTCAAACTGAAGGTGCTGCTAAAGGTTCTAACGATTACAACTTGACTGAAACTAAGATGGTAAACTCTTATATCGCAGGTTTCTCTCGTTTCTCTAAGCAAATGATGCGTTCATTACCTTTCTTAAGTCAAACTTTACCAAGATTATTACAGAGAGATTTCTTCAAAGCTGAAAACGCTTCTTTCTTCGGTACAGTTTCTGCTGCTGCAACAGGTGTTACTACAATGACTGAAACAGTTGACTTAAAGCAATTAGTACAATTAATCGCTAACCAAAAGGCTGCAAACTTTAACCCATCTTTCATCTTAGTATCTCCTGCTCAACAAGCTCGTATTTTGATTGACACAATCAATAGCGGTTACTACGTTGGTTCAGGTAGCGTACAAGTTGGAACAGGTGGCGACATCACTATTTGGGGTGTTCCTGTTGTTTCTGCAACTTGGGTTACTGATAACAAAGCATTAGTAATTGATGCTGACTACATCGAGAGAATCGAAGTAGAAGGAATTGCAATTGAGTTCGCTTATGAGGATAGTGATAACTTCCAAAAGAACTTAGTAACTGCGAGAATTGAGTGCTACGAGGCAATCAACTTAATGTTACCAAATTCAGCAATTTATGCTTCTTTAAACTAATCACAAGGTTTAAAATAAATAAAATTACCCTCACTTTTATCGGTGGGGGTTTTTTATTATTATTATTGTAAATTTGTAAAAAAAGAATATGTCTTTCTATAATTACGTTAGAGATTATAAATTAATAGATCAAGGAACAGTTGTTGAGCCAGTAACCCTTGCAGAAGCTAAAAATTATTGTCGTGTTTCAACTGATGCCGATAACGATTTAATAACTGATTTAATAACTCAAGCAAGACAAGCAATAGAAAAAGCAACAGGTTTGTGTATTATTAAAAAAAGCGTTCAAGTATGGTTTGATAATCCGGCGGGAGATATTTCTTTGCCTTGGGGACCAATGGACCCAACTTCATTTTCTTTATATAATCAAGATGATGCTGAAATAACTGCCGGTAATTATAAACTTTTAGGCGGTCAATATCCAAGCCTTTATCAGCCAACTTATACTATGATGTATGCTTTATATATAAGCGGGTTTGATAGTGTCCCAAAAGACTTAAAAGTGGCTATTCTTGACCAAATAGACTTTGATTATGAGAATAGAGGAGCAGATGTAGAAAGATACGACCAAACAGGCGTTTGCCAAAAGGCTTGGAGAGCGTGTCAAAGATATACAAGAACAAGTCCAATTTTATAAAATGCAGATAGGTCAAAAAAAGAATAAAAACGTAAACTCATCTACGATGACTCGTAGAGCGGTTTTATATCAAGCATCATCTTTCCCTGATGGGGAAGGTGGCTATCAAACTGTTTTCCAAAATGTAGGCGAGGTTTGGTGCGATTTTAGACCGGCAAGAAGCATAAGAACTTTATTGGAAGATGAGAAAACATATTACCAAGATGCTAAAATGTATATTCGTTATGGAACGACTATAAACGAAGAATATCAAGTATTTGTTGAAGGTAAAATGTACACAATCCAATCTATTAATGACGTAGATAATGCTCATAGATTCTTAGAAATCAATTTTTATGGCTAACGGAATACAAGTTTTTGGGATTGATAAACTTATTGGCGACTTAAGAGCATATAGCGAAAAGGTTGAAAATGGTTTAAATAATGCAGTAAAAGAAGCTGCATTAAATACTGAAACGGCTGCTAAAATAGATTGCCCTGTGGATATGGGTATTTTAAGAGGTTCAATACATACCGAACCTTTTGAAGATGTAAACGGCAAAGGGTGGGAAGTATCGACTCAGGTTGAATACGCCCCTTATGTAGAATTTGGAACAGGAGCAAAAGTATCTATTCCTTCGGGTTGGGATGAGTATGCTATGCAATTTAAGGGCAGTAAATCAGTATCCGGAATGAATGCTCAACCATATTTAATTCCTAACTTTGAGATGCAAAAAGAACAATTAATAGCTAAAATAAAAACATTAATAAACAATGTATAATCCTAATGTCGATATAAAAAAATGGTTTTATACCAATTTAGTTTCTGCAACAGGCTTAGGAGTTTATGATGGCATTGCTCCCGATACGGCAGGTAATGAATATTTAATTTTAACCGGCAGAACTTCAAGTCAAGTTCAAGGCAAAAACGGATATACCAATACTTTGGTGTTCACGATAGACATTGTCACAAAAAATGCTAACTTTGGCTTTAAAGATTCGGAAGCTATATCTAATCAAATTTTAGCTGCTATAAATTCCGATACTCATATTACACTTCCAACAGGGTGGAATGCCTCAAGTTTAAGTGTTGCCGGTATCAGAAATATACAAGCCTTAAATCCATTAGACAATGTTTTTAGAACCTTATTAACATATAATTTAACAATAACACAAACTCAATAAAATGTCAGAAAGTAAAGTATCAGCAAGAAGTTACTTATTATTCGCAGATGCTACAAATAGTGGCACATATAGCGTAGTAGCTTGTTTAACTTCAAATGCAATCACATCATCTAACAACGTAATCGATGCATCTTCAAAATGTGGGGATGACTACGAGCCAGGACCAAACTTTAAGCAATCAATTAAGGCTGAAGGTTTTGCAATCGACCAAACAGGAACTCCAAGTAAAGATTCTTACGATTTACTTTATTCTTTGCACGTTGCTAAGACTAAATTTGCAATCAAAATGGGTCCATCTGCTCCTGCAAGTGGTAATATAGTTTATGGTGGAACTGCAACTGATTTAGTATTTATTTCAGCTTGGGATTTAACTGCTCCTGATAAAGAAGACGTTAAGTTTACTGCAACTTTTGAAGTAGTAAATCCTCCATTAACACAAACAAAAACTGCATAACAACTAACCAACTATGTACGAATTAAAACTGAAAAACAACACAATCCATTTAAAATGGGGTACTTGGGCAATGCGTGATTTTTGCCAAACCTACAATTTAACTTTAGAAAAGTATTTTGAAGCGTTAGCAGATACCCAAAAAGACATTGATAAGATTGTAAAATTATTTTTTATTGGATATAAGGCGGCTTGTCTTACTAATAAAGAAGAAGTAGTTTATACTGAAATCGATGTTTGTGATTGGATTGATGAAATTGGTTCTATTTATATTAGTGAAGGTCAAGTGGTAGAATATTTTAAATATATTTTATCTACCATTAATGTTGATGTAACTGATGTAAAAGATACCGAGAAAAAAAAAGCCTTAAAACGCTAACTTGGGATGACATTTTAGTTAAAGGTGCTGAATGTGGGATAAAGCCAAGTGAATTTTGGGAAATGACTTGGAAAGATTATAGTATTATCGTTTTGGGAACAGAGCGTAAGGAGCTTAATGAATGGGCGAGGACAAGAAACCTCGCCTATATTATTTATTTA